CTAGACATAATCCTTCTCCTCAATAACTTGTTCAACGATATAAGTTTTTAAAATTCTGGCAGTAATATAACATAAAATAACGACACCGTCCAGAATAAAGCACTGATTTTTCACCATAATATAATTGTTAGTTGTTTGCAAGGGGGAAAGTGCAACTATTCCTATTGTTCTTCGCTTCGTAATTCTTAACTCCATTCTAGAAGTAAGCGAAAAATTTGCTAAATAGAGGCAAATAGAGAAAAATTGGCAAAAACTTAATCTGAACCCACAAAAAACGTGATCCAACAATTTGCCGCCACAAAGTGTAAACTGAGTAAGCAAGGCAAAAAGATTACTTACTGGATAGTACAACCACCTTTTTTCTTTTCTTTTGAATCATTTTCTTTTTTGCTGTGTGATTCAGGCTCTTTCAATTCCAGTTTAAGATTTATAAAATCATCTGGGTTGATTTTTCTTTTTTGTTCAGAAAAATTGAAAGACTTTTTTACGAATTTTTCATCTGAACCTGAACGCAAAGAACTATCATTCAATGTAAATTCAGAATTTGAACCTGTTTTGAGTTTTTGTGACTGTGAAGATGAAGAATCTTTCCTAGCTTCTTTTTTCTCACCACGATCATCAGTAATTCTTTGCTTTTTTATTTTTAATGCATCAACTAAACTATCAATTTCAATTAATGCAGGGCTAACTACACGTCTTTCTTGTGCGGTCTTTGCTTTTATCGTTGTAAGCTGGTCACTTAAGTCGTTAATACTTTTTACGTTAAGACCTCTTTGACGCGCAAGTTCAAGAATCTGCCCCTCTTGTTTAGTTAATTCTTCTTTTGCAGTGTCAAGTAATGCCTTCCGCAGCCGTATATCAGCCTTAATATCAATCATATAATCCTGGAAAGAGGCGGGATCACTAGCTGCCATTTTTTCGACTTCTTCTTCACTTAATAAGCCACCATTTTTTCTTCTTCTTTCACTTAAGGCATCTAAACCTTTCAAAACTGAGGCCAATGTCTCATTAGATTCTCTAATTTCGGCTTTGCATATTTCTTCAGTACGTTGTCCAGCTTGTTCTGCCTCTGCTTTCAATGCGCGCCAACGCGCCATTTTTTGAGCAAAAGTTTCTTCAGCCACCGCTCCGCCAACATTTGTATCTCTAGACACGCCCATTCTCCTTTAGCCACTCGTTACTTAATTCAATATTAAGTTCAAAATTATGGGCAACAATACAACAGAAAAGTACGGGGTTGTCCAGAAGTAAAGCACTGAATTTACACCATAATATAATTGCTAGTTGTTTGCAAGAAGGAAAAATACATCTTTAAGTTAATAATTAATTCCCATTCCTTATCTTATTCATCGCCCGTTGGCCAAAGTAAAAGCTGATAATTCCGGCAAAAATAGCGGCATCTTCCTCTGTCCACAGGGTACTGTATATAATAGAAGTGTCGGTTGCCACTATTGCCCAATAAGTGAGAATTTTAACTGTCGCGTATAAAATAAAAAACGCATAGGCAATTATAGGGCGTACAGTTCCGTTTAGGGAATCTACCCAGGTAATCCCTGTGCTGTAGGTTTTATATAGGGACTTGGTTTCGGCGATATCGGCCTCTAAATTACCCTTTACGCTAATTTCTTCAAGTCTTTCGGAGTGACCCTGCCTTTGCTGTTCCATCTGCATTTGCAGGATTTGGATCTCATGTTTCTTGTCATTTGTATCGCGAAGCAGTTTTAGCAGATCGGGAAATGCTGCTCCCACAAAACCAAGCAAGCTGCCAAATAATGTAATCATGATTATTTACCTCCAAAAAATTCAGTAATCCTGAGTTTGATTGCCACGCCGGTGATTAATGCCAAGAGCAGGAATGCTGTGGTTATTTTAACTGTAGTTAGAAGCGCTGTCCGCTTGGCAAGCTGAAAAGCCGAAAGTAGGGAGCGTAATTCCCTGATATCATTAGCTGCGTCCGGACCATCCAAACCAACATTGGTAAGCGCGCGATTTGCTCCCCGTTCGGCAGCTCGGCAAAGCATTTCTTCAAAATCTTCGTGCGGCAGGTGTATATGAGTCGGCTTCCGTGGTTTGGACATGATAATCCCCTCATTTATTGGATGTTTGCGCGTTTATGCGGCAGATATAGCCGCTATTATCAAGCTGGTGCTCCACAGTGGTAATATTCCAATCTCCATCAGCACCACTTCGTATATTCACAAGCGTAAGTTTGCCTTCGGCCATAAAGCGTGGATTGCCAGGTAGTGAGACGGTTAATGTTCCAGTACCACGCTGTAGCTGGTTAAGCTTTGCTTTTGCGGCGGCTTCGAGTTGTTCTTTGGTATCGTAGGTATGGCGTATAGTGTAAACCGGAGTACCATCACCGATTTTTACTTTTTCTTGTAAAGCGGTTTGCTTGTTATGCCAGACTCCTTCCACGGCACTATATTTGCCACGCTCGGCGAAAGTTACCTGCCAACTGGTTATATCCTTCGCGGATAATGTGACGGGCGATATTAATGTTCCGCTAACCGCTTTTGCTTCGCCTTTGGGAGCAAATAACAGAAAACCATTTACAGGCTTGGTTATAGCATCATGGGCAAGCGCAAGTCTGGTAAGTAAATGCAGGTCGCTTTCTTCTGTTTGAATAAGATGCGGAATTTCAAAGGCGGCAAGCTCTTGTGTTATACGTGGTGTCAGGCTGTGTTCTGCGGCGATAGCATTTACCAGATCGCCTATCGTTATTTTGCCCCATGTTTTGGTACGAGGTGCTTTAAGTACCTGCCGCATATCGGCTGCATGGGCGTGGATTGTCATACTTTGCGGTGGGCTTTCAACCACCACCTCATCGACAACATAAATCCCCATATTAACCAGACCGGTTTCCTTGTAGCCAAGTGATATTTCTAGTTTTGCGCCTGTGCGTGGTAATTCTATTTTACCGTCACGGTCATCCAGTTTTATTTCGGTTTTGTCGCTGGTAAAGCCTGCTTCATCGGTAACACTTAGGGATAGAAGCCCTCTGCGTATGGCGGCTGTGATGTCAGCTCCTTCGGCAATAATACGAAAATCTGGGGTGGCCATATCAGTCCCATAGCCTTATTATTTTATTTGTATTTCCGGCAGGTTTATTACCAAACCAGCAGGTAGCTTGTCGCCTTTGTCAGCAAGCCCAGGATTGGCTTCAAGTATCGCCTCCACTGCGCCGGATTGTTTGCCATAATGTTTCCAGGCAATCCAATCGAGCATATCATTTTCGCTGGTGCGGTATTTTATCATGGAAAATCCTCACCATATTTGGCGATCGTAAGGTTGAAGCTGATTTTGCGTGGTACTCCGTTTTTAAAGAAAACCTCACGGGTTTCTTCAATTTGCAAAATTACCCATCTTCCCCATACCTGCCCAAGACCATCTACCAATAAAAGCGGTTCGCCCAAATCGGCGGTAAGTTTCATGCTTTCTATCTGGCCAAGGCCACCACGAAACTCAGGATATATCACACCTTCAAATCCTATTTGTTCTTTGCCTGGGCCGATAAATTGCATCGCGGGATTATTGCCGATTCTATCCTGTGCCTGCCAGCGATACTCAATGCTGCGTTTTAACTGTTGATAAGCGCTGGTGGATAAGGCAAAACGGTACGGCCCAAGTGCCATCATAACACTCATAAAGTAGCTCCCGCCGTATCAAATAAAGCACCGCGCGACATTTCTTTTATTTTACGCATTACTTCTTCGGCAATGCTTTTAATGTCCTGACCTGGAGCAGCATTTATCTCTATTTTGAAATTATTATTAATGGTTTTTGATTCTGTGGTTTTCTGATTAGGAGTGACTGGGTTTACAAAAGACTGCTGTGGCAAATTTGCAAATGTTGTGGATCCATTAATTCCATCTGTAGCATCTTCTGTTAATGGAGTATTATCTTTTCCTAAAGGCGAGGCGGTTTGTGGTATTCCTTCAATATCTGCTTTTAAGCTCTTGGAGCCAAACAGAAATTCAAATACTTTACCTATTGCATTAAAAGGGGCGCTGATAATTTTCCAGAAATTACCAATCCAGTTGGCAAACTCTTCCCACACAGGTTTTATTGGTTCCCATATAGAAGTAAAAAAGGTTTTAACTTTTTCCCAATTACCAATTACTAAACCGGCGGCAAGGGCAACTCCTCCAATTATCAAACCGATAGGATTGGAAATCAAAGCGATAGTTAAAGCTCTTAACGCTCCAATAACAATCGGAATAGCAGTTCCTGCCATTGAAATAAGTCCCACAGCAAAAGATTTTATCATACTGCCGATAGCAAACGTTCTGATACGCACGGCAGTTACCAGCGAAACCGCGTTAAAGGTAAGCAGCCTTGCGCTTGCGAAAGATACCGCATTTCCCAAAACTCCCCATAAGGCAACCAAACTCTGACCTATCGCTAACGCCTTTAATCGTAGCGAGGTAATAAATGATATTGCGTTAAAAGTCTGAAATTTCAATCCGGCAAGTGTGGCTTCAATACCAATGGCGAGCAATGCCCTTCTTACCAGCAAAGCTCCGCCTGATACAAAAGTCCATGAATAAGCAAGAGCACTAGAGGCTACTTTAAGTGCTATAAGGCCAAACACCGGAATCAATATTGCTTTTGCAAGCATCGGAAATCTTGTTGTAGCATCTGCGACAATACCGATAACCGTACTAAAACCAGTTAGAACGGAATTTAGCGCGGGCAATAGTAATGATCCGATATTTATACCAAGCGTACTGATTGTATTGTTAAACAATTTCATGCGCTGTTCGCTGGTTGCCATTTTTGCCGCAAATTCACGTTCTGTAGCGCCAGCGCGTCCTGATTCGTTTTTGAGTGTTCCTAGCGCGCTTTTATAAACATCCAGCCTTTCCACCAACAGTGAAATATCATCGGCAGAACCTCCAAACATATCAAATAGTAAGGATGAACCATTTTCTGCTTCATTTGCGGCTTGCAGGAAGGAAAGTAACGCGCCTGCTGCATCTTTTTTAACGGCTTCTTGGAAAACTGATGTTTCAAATCCAAGAGCGGAAAGTCCTTCCTTAAATTTATCAGATTGTTTATCGGCATTGCCTAGTTTTAAAAGCAGATCATTTATTGCTGAACTTGCGGCGCGCGGTTCTTTGCCAAGGACTATAAAACTGCTTGCAAGTGCGGCTGTTTTATCTGCGGCCAGCCCAAAACCAATGGCAGCGCCACCTGATTTCGCCATTGCTTTAAAAATATCACCGGCTTCCACTTGCGATGTGTCAGATAGCTGATTTATCGCATCACTTAAATTGCTTATTTGATTTAACGGTATGTTAAATGCTTTGGAGATTTTGGCGATAGAATCGCTGGCGTCTTCGGCGGTCATATCAAATACGGTTGCCATTTTAGCGGTAACTTCAATGAATTCTCCCAGATTTGCGGTGGCTATACCTAAACGCCCGCCTGTTGCTGCCATAATAGCAAGCTGGTCGGCGGTAAAGGGTAGTGTTCGTGTGAGATTTTTTATTGATGCACCAAGTTGGTTTACAACTTTTGTCGCGTCTTTTTCAGGCAGGTCACGTAAAGTTTCCTTTACATCAAACATTGCTGTTTCAAATTTTGCCGCAGACCGCATTGGAGCTATCATTGCCGCGCCCAAAGCAATAGTATCAAATATCTGCGCACGAAGTTCAGTACGTTTGGCAAGAACAGCTTTATGCTTACCGATAACCGAATCAAGAGCTGTGTATTTTAGCTTTAACCGGTCAATCGAACCGCTTAGCTTTATTTGCTGAGCGGCAAGGCCAATACTGGTTTGACCTGCGGCAACCATTTCCGTTCGGACTTTATTCAAAGCCTCACGTTTTCGAAGATAAGCGTCTTTGGCACGGCCTGCGGCAATTTTGGATTTATCAAACTCTGCCTGCATAGCTTTTGTAGGTTCGGCAGTAGATGAGATACCAACCGCCAACCGCCGCACTTGGTTTTCCGCATCATGCCATGCTCGTTTTGCATTGCCGACATCAGTAGAAATTCCCTTAAAACTATTAATCCTTTTATTATCGGTTTCCATCTGACGAATTGTGCTACCCAGGCGGCTTATCTGACTGGTACTTTCACCTATAACAGATTTAAAGCCCCTTTGGAGCGCAGCGCCAATGGTTACTGCTAATATGTGGGATTTGCTCATGGTGTTTTATTAGTGAAGGTTCTGGCTGCATCCAGCCATAGTCGCAATTCTTCTAATTCCATATCAAGGAACTGCTCTATGCCTCCGCCGGTAACGGAGGCAAGAGATACGATAGCTATTCTGAGATCAGAGGCACCGGTTGCAAAAAACCCTGCAACGCTTCCTGAACTTTATTATAATCGGCAAGGTCAAGTTCTTCTATAACCTCAACAGTGACTTCCGCAAGATTGGCAATCATAGAGATTTCCTTTTCAGCATCGGTTTTTTTGATACGTTCCACAGCAAGGCGGTCACGCACCTTAGGGCGGCGTATATTAAGTGTTGAATAAGTTGTTTCAGAAATAGTAACAGGTATAGATAATGTAATGGCTTGCATGACAATCCTCATAATTAAAGTTAATAAAATGGAAAAAGGGTTGGGCCGTTATTTCTGGCGGAATATATTTTTTAGTTCTGAATATTTAGTAGTTACTCTGGAGTTATCATCCTCTGAACTATTCAGTTTTGCAAATATGCTTTTGATAAATTTAAACATTTAAATACCTATTGCCTGTCTGATGGATGCCATCTGATCTTCGCCACCGATAATACGTATCATATTTTCCGCGTCAATTTCTATTGCATCGCTACCATTTATATTTAAGCGGTAATAGCGTACCGCCATCATGCACTTGAGTGTGGCTTTATCTCCGGCCTTCCAGTTTCCGGAGTCAAGCTCGCGGAAAGAGCCGCGTAGAGTTACTACCACAGGCTCGGCTTCTCCACCTGCCTGCATAGCACCACGCAACGTAACAGATACAGAGTTACCATCAACTAGTCCAAACAGGCGAAATAACTCCGCATCATATTCGGCAAAGGTAATCTCTGCTTCTAGTTTTTCCATGCCCATGTCTATTTCAACAGGGACATCCATTCCACCAGCGCGATGTTCTTCAGTTTTTACTGTAAGTTTTGGTAAAGTGATTTCATCAACCTTTCCGGCATAACCACGACCATCGACAAAGGCATTAAAGTTTTTTAGGATTTTAGGAATCATAAAGCCTCCTATAGAATTTCAGAAATGTAATCATTTACCAGATGGCTGCGGAAAGTAATATGCTCTGCAGGATACGGCGGGGTAAATTCAAAATCAAAATACACCTTGCCCTGCGATATGTTGGCTGGAGTATTAAGTTCTGGGTCGGCATAGGCTTTGCCTCCAAGTATCGCGCCTAAGGCTTTTAAGGTAGCAAGATAAGCATTTACGCCTTCTAATACATCTTCAATATAAGTTTTGGTAATGTTGCGGTCTACCGCCCATAAATGCGCGCGCAGCAAACTATCATTGATAATATCAGCAGTCCTACGCACTGAAAGAAATGCCCATTTAGGATCGGAAGAACAAGTGCGGTTGCCCCATAATCTATAACCATCCTGACGGATAATTGTAGCTACTTCATTTTCATTTAAGTAATTTGCACGGGCATTAGTATCCCCAAGCGCAAAATCAACCGGCCTTGCTGTGCCTATAATACCGTTTATATTTTGATTAGAAGGCGACCACCAGAAACCCAGGTCATTATCTATTTTGGCAATAAGACCAGCGACTCTGGCACTTGCAGGCTCTATTACTTCGGTATTAGTATCAGGATCAAATATTTTCACAGCAGGGTCAACCACATAAACCCTTGAGCTACCCCAATCCTCACGGTAGGTAATAGCATCTGCGTCATTAGTGTTTGGCCCATCGGCAATAATTACCGCTTTTAACCTTTCAGCAATACCGAGTAATTCTGCTACCACTGCATTGGCACTGGTGCCAACGCGCTGATGGGTAAAGCCAGGTGCTATCAGAATGCGCGGCGAGACATGCACAATACTTTCAGCCCCTAAGAATACCTGCACACCTTCATAAGCTCCGGTATCCTCATCAATACCGCCAATAATATTGCCAATAGTCTCCGCTTCATCAACGCCTGCTTCAACACGCACAACCACAATCATTGCGCCGGCCTGATCAAAGATAGCGTCAATGGCAGATGGTAATGTACCAAGACTTCCAAGTTTAGCGGCTTCAGTACGGTTTCCGGCAATAAGCACTGGCTGATTAATAGGGAAAGCGGCAACATCAGCACCCGGCGCTGTACCAATCAACCCTATAATAGATGATTTTACCGTACGGATTGGCCTTGCTCCGGTATCTATCTGCACCACTTCCACGCCGTGAAGAAACTGTTCCGGCATCTTAAATACTCCGTTTGAAATTAGAAAGATGGGGCTTGTGAAAATCCAAGCCCCGAAAGTTTTTACCAGCCCGCATTAATATCATAAGCATCAACAGCAGCCACTGTAGTTAAAGCAGAAATTTCCTGATGCTTTGTACTTTCTGTCATGTAGGCGTTTTGCTGGGAGGCAAAGACAGTATCAAATAATTCCTGAAACTGTATTTTTGTTAGGATTACCTGATTGTTGTCAGTATCAAGCCAGAAATCGTCAGTTTTTACGCTTAAGTCAAAAGACAATAACATGGCAGTAAGATTTGCTCTTGCCGTCTGTCCGGCATTATAAGTGTTGCCGCCATAGGTAACGTTAGAATATTGTTTTATGTGCCTGACAGCTTCTAGCTCGACAAGTTTTCCTTGTATCGCGTTAGGAAGTGCGTTTGCAGCAGCGGCGGCAAGACGTGAATTATAATCAGTAAGGTCATCACCAGTGAGGGGATAAATTCCATGACCCGGCAGTTGATTACCTGCCTCATCAAGACGAGGGAATCTTCCGCCATCCATTCCGCAAGGTGTGTTATCAGGTACAGTTGTTCCATCATGTATTATAGGCATAGTAGTTCTCCGTGTTTAGGTGGTTTAGAAATTTCATAAAATTTAAATTCCATAGAGTTTAAATGTGCCGCGCGTAAGCGTTCCGCCACTAAGCGGATAAAATCTTATTCCTGTAAGATTATTTGTGTTTGCCGTGCAAACTGTGGCACTATCAACAAAATGGACAGTACCAACATCACTAACCATCAGGCATTGATTACGAGTCATTTTATGAGTGCTAACAGAGGTAGGGTTTGGAATATCTATAATGACGTTATTAAAAGGACTGCCTGTAAGACTGTCGAAAACAGTTGGTGATATAACCGAAGTGTTCTGGCTATTATCTTGGTTGGAATAATAGGTGTTATTTGTATCGGTGTTACTTAACTTAGTTCTTGGGGTGCTATAATTAGCCGTAGTTATTAATACACCTCCCAGATAGAATCTTATGGCAGGTGAAAAAGTCGCACTACATCTTATGTCAGTGGCAATAATTTTATAAAAGTTATAAGTGCTATCTATCCCACTGGTAAAATCAATCTGGGAAACCGGAGAGGAAATAATCTGCTGCTGTATCAAATTCCAGCCGCTTCCAACAGCGCCAGGCAGATTAGTAAGCAGACTGGCATCAAGAGCAGGAAGTCTGCCTAAGGAATCAAGTTTTACCAACTGGCCTGCGGCATTGCCGGAATTTAAAATATTATTGTTAACCTTTGGAAATGGCATAATTCCTCCTGTTAAATTCCATAAAGTTTAAATGTTCCGGTGATTAACGCTGCGGAACCCAATATCCTGAACCCATCAAGCGCTGAATAATTAAAAGGTGGCACACTACTTGCGCCATACCACCGACCTCCGTTCTGGCAGGAAAACCCACCATTATAACCAACATTAGAACCGCCAGCATTAGAGCGTATGGCTTTTGTTCTGGTAGTACCCACAGGATTGGTAACTGAAAGCTCGAATGATACATTCCCATTTCCGTCTGCCGGCATAACAGTGGGTGGTACAATTACATACGTATCGCCATTAGCATTAGAAAGACTTAATGGGCCTTGCTGGTTGCTAAGACCATTGCCGGCATAAGTATATTCACCATTTATTCTAAATACCCCTCCGACACGCACCCTGAAAGCAAGCGCGGATGATTCAGCTGACATGGTTATATCGGTGCCACGGATAATGTATTCCTTAAACGCACCAGTAATGCCGGAAGTAAAATCAACCTGTGCGACATTGCTGGCAACTTGCGTATCAATAAGTGTATAACCACCACCGGATGCGGTAACATCAGCTTCCTCAAGCACACCTGTGGTCGTGTTGAACTTTAAATATTTACCTGGAGTTCCATCGGCAATTTTTGCTAAGGTAACAGCTTTGTTTACAAGCTTAATTGTACTGACAGTATTATCACCAGGAACGCCTATAGTGGCCGCTGCTGCCAAGTGCCTTGCAAGGATTTCATTAGTGTTAGTAATAGGAGGGGCGTCATTAAAGGTAAGTATAGTTCCGCTTACAGAATAAAGTGCGGGGTCAATAGTTATGCCGCTTACTGTTAAATCTATGGCATTAGAATTTCCAGGTGCCTGTGATAGGGTAAATTGTGTAGTAGTGCCATTACCTGTAAAACGGTCAACAATAATAGTGACGGGACTGCCACCACCTCCGCTGGGTGCTACAATTATTTCATAACCATTACCGGCGGCATTTACCGCAATAATTCTTCCTGCCAGGCCGGAAAGATTTGCTGGCAGTGATGCAAGCGCTTCAAGTATGGCTGGATCCGGTAACGCGGCCAGTTTATCAAGTTCTGTCTGTGGCAATCCGCCACCAGCCCCGCCGTTTTCGCCAAGGATATTTCTGTCTTTCAAAAAAGCTACAGTGGGTATGGAACTGTCTTCCGGTGTTGTCTGGCTTGCTATTTTTACAAGACCTGAATTTGTTGTACTGGCATTGCCTATAGCGCTGACATTGCTTGCAAGCTGAGCGACTTCAGCAGAAACATCACTTAAAATATCTTCTAGTGTAGGCATTATTCGCCCTCCGTATTAATAAAAAAGGCCGCATAAGCGGCCATATTAAAGATTAAATTGTTATTCTTCAGGTGGCGGAGGTGGAGGTTCTTCCGACTCAGTATTATTTTGCTCTGCCAGATACGCCTCAAGTTCCGCTCCCTCTAGTGGATAGTATCCGTGTCCGGGAAGGGGAGTGCCGTAAGTATCATAGCGTGGATACTGCTCTGGGTTAAATCCGCAAACAGTATCGTTTGGCACTTTTGTGCCGTCATGAATAATCTTCATAAAGGATTCTCCTGTAGTTAAGCCTGATTTATAAAACGTGGATATTCCGAAGGTGATTGCTGATTATGATGCGGCTATTCCTGATATTAGCCAGCGCCTGCTGCGCTAGTGGCTTCAGCAGCGATAAATTATTATTTATTGTGGCGTTAATAGTTACTGACCCGGGAGGAAAGGCCGCAAAGTGTAGCAATAATTCCAAAGGAACGCGCTGATTTGCAGGCTTCCACTGGATGGCATTTATATCGGCAGCTACCGCCAGCAAAACGTCAGTACCGTTATGATTGGCTATAACTCCTATTTCATGGATAAAGAATTCATCAGCCCCTTCGGCAAAAGCTGATATTTTATGGATATTATTTTCTATAGCCTGCGCTCCCAGGACGGGGGTTCTGATTCTCTCGTTGAATAAAGTAGTAGCGTTTTCGTCTGGCTGCCATGATCCATCGCCAAGCGCGATATGAGTTACTTGCACAGTGCCGCCATTAGCTACCGCATCTGCTACCGCTGCCATCCCAGCTATTGTTGCTAGTGTTTGCATTTAAAACTCCAGTGATAAATTTATTCTCGGCATTGTATTTATAGAGCCGAGTATTCCAAAGTTAGTATTTGTGCTATTGGTGTAAGGCATTATTTCAAAATCCTCTGTGGTTCGGGCAGTTATATGCTGGCTATAAACAGCACCTGTTTCGGAATTTGCTTTGCCTGTATAAGGTATTACTTCAACACTATCAGCAGCTCGCACGGTTACGTGTGAGCTATAGCCACCGCCAACCTCAGCACCTGTTTTACTGGTATAAGGAATTATTTCATTAACATGTTCTGTGCGTGCAGGAACATGGGAATCATATTTACCGTATGCGGTAGAATTTGATCTGCTTGGATAAGGCACAATTTCAGTCGTGTTATTTGCTCTTGAGGTGATATTACTTTCAAATCCCGCACCAACATCAGAAGGCAGTTTACTACCAAACATCAGTTCAAAATGCGCCCGTACCGGCTTGGTAGCATTCACACCATTTTTTATATCAGTATATGCTCGTGGCAGAAGTTTGGTTTTACCTTCCTCATCACGGTTGTTATTTGACCATGCGGTAATACCGAATGTGTGTGGGGCGCCACCATTTTGAAACCATTCTGTAAAATCAGCATCTATGTCTATTGCGGTGATTGCTTTTTTTACCGCTCCGACAGTACCTTTTTTCCTGTGTACTTCAACGGAAGCTGCAATAACCTGACGCTTAATATTTTCCGGCCACTGGTTATCCCAGGTATCAACTGAAAGCGCCCATGCAAGGTAAGGCAGTATTTGTGCCGGAATAGTTTGCGGATTCCATAAATTACCAACCGGTAAATCTATTGCCTCAATTCTGACTTTTCCTGCTGCGTCTTCTATATCTTTTTCTAAAATAGAAGCATTAGGTGGCAGGATGCTATTCATCATTTGTAACTGTAATATTTATATTTGTATTCCATGCGGCAATGGTGGAGTCGGTAATTATTTGCGTTTGTGGCTGTAATAATTCGACGCGCCTTACGCCGGCGATATGCATCGCTGCGTAAATGCCAGATAAAGCAACATTCCGGTCTATGCGGTGCTGTTCGCTTACATATTTTTGTGTATTGGCGATAGCGGTATTTTTTACCACTTCACTGTCCGGCCCATCAAATACATGGATTATGGCTTCTATGTCATAAGTAATTATTTGAGCAGTCTGCACTATTACCAAGTCGGTAAGTGGCCTTACAAATTCATCATTAAGTGCTGTATTAACTATACCCAAAAGCTCCTGACTGGCTTCACCTATACCTTCGGTAGAAAGTATGGTAACTACTACTTCACCAGGATTTGGCGAATCTACCGCAACATCTTTTACGCGCGGATCAGCATTGAGGCTGTGAGAAATATAGGAACCAACAGGTCCAGCCGTTGTTGCTGCTTCCAAAGATAAAGCTATCCTTAAGCGGAAGCGAGAATCTTCTTCTAAAATTTCAGGTATCGGCGGCCTATTGTCAGGCACCGCTTCTTGTACTACCTGCCGTGGCAATCCATAAAAGGCCGCCAAATTATCAAGATCAGTACCTGTGGCATAAGGCAACATTACCGATCGTGCTGCGTCATTTATACGCTGGCGAAGTCTGAGTTCACGGAAGGCAAAAGCTTCCAGCAATTTATTTAGCGGGTCGCTTTCTATACTGCTGGCAAACAGTGCAGCAACATCAGGATTACGGATAGCCAGATCATCTTTTATTTCCTGCAATATTGTTTCAAATAGTAAAGTTTCCACTACGTCTGGTGCAGGGAGCTTTTCCAGATTGATAGCGTCTAGTTTCATTTTATTATTTCTAAATCAGATATGATTATTTCACTACCGCTTATTAAGAATATACCCTTTAATTCTAAAATGATTTTACCTGGTGTGATTTCTACAACTCCGGTTTGTTGCAGTTGGAACCTTGGTTCCCATTTTATCAGGCTTTCTGCAACGGCGGCAAAAATTTCAGTTTTTAAATCTTCACTGATAGGGTTATCAATCAGATCAAACAGTCTGGAACCATAATCCCTGCGCATTATGCGTGTGCCAATGGGCGTAGTAAGTATATCCTTTATCGACTGTTTTAAATGGGCAATACCACCTAATTCTTTACCTGTTAAAGTATTTATTCCTTTCATATAACTTGGCTTCTTAAAATTTTGGGCTATTGTTTCATTTCTACTATTACTAGGAATAGAAAATTATATTTAGGAGTTTACTCAATGAATAAAACTGAACTTGTTGACGCAATTGCTACAGCAACAAATCTTACCAAAGTTGATGTTACTGCGGTTCTTGACGCATTTATTGAAACCAGCAAAAAACAACTTAAAAAAGGTGAAGAGATAAATCTCGTTGGCTTTTTAAGCCTTAAGAAAGTTCAACGTGCTGCACGCGCTGGACGTAATCCACAAACCGGCAAAGAAATAAAAATCGCCGCTAAGAATGTTGTAAAAGCTAAAGTTGGCAAAACGTTACAAGATGCAGTTAAGTAA